TCTCTGGCAAGTTCTTATTCAGGCTAGCCTGCATCTTATCTAATTTATTCATAATGTACCTATGTTATACTTACGTTAACAGTATAGTTATCATCCTCATCAGCATTGGCTGGAGTTATAGTAAAGTCCATATTCTCTAATACGTTTGCACCACCAACATCAGAGTTAAAATCAAAATTAACTTCTTTAATAATACCTTGGTTCGATGTAGGACCAAAGAATTTCATTTTCATTGTAAAATCTAATTGGTATGCTAAAACTCTTCTAGTTTGAAAATCACCTTCATAGTCATCGTTTATAGTAACACTAGTTAATACAATTGGAACATCTTGTTTATATTGAAATCCATCTACAGGTCGTATTGTAATAGTGTATTCTGGCTGGAAATATGGTAGAATCTGTTCTACAATTTGTAGTCCATCATCTTGATTCTTTGCTAGAATGTGTAAAGTCATATTAATATTATATGCGACTTGCTGTTTTAACGTTTTCTTTTTAGTAGAATCAGTAGCGTGATTCTCACTAATAACATTTCTTTTACCTAGTTTTTGGCTGAATCTATATCTAAAGACGTAATTTCAAAAGCCATTCTAGGTAATTTAATAGCCATTGACGCGTCGCTATTAGTATTTTGATCTAATCTAGCTAAGAACTTTTGCTTAGGTCCATACGCTAAAGGAACTTTAACTTGGTTAAGGACATTACCACTACCATCTTGTCTAATAACACTAATGTCATTAAACAAAGTTCCAAAAACAGCAACAGCTTTTCGCATAGTTGCATGATAAAAATGATTACCAAACATTAGTAAGTCTCCGATGGATCACCGAATGGATTATTTTCAGAAAAGTCTAAAAATCCATCAGCATCTACTTCAAATGCATTATTGCTTGCTCCACCATCACTTGCAAATGATGTATTATCAGCAACATCATCGATTGCTGTAATAATACATGTATTTCCAGATTTACTTCCAGTCAAACCTAGTGTGGGAGATATAATAAAGTCTTTAGCCTCTGTTGAACCAGTCACACCAATATTAGAAACACTTATTGTTGCAAGTAAATCTGAAGTCTTAGTTAAAGTTTGTATAGTTCCATACACGCTTACAGCAGGATTTGTTGTAATTACTTGAGTTACAATTTCTCCAAGCTCAAAGTGATTACCACCAGTTACGTTTACATTAATTGGAACTTGATATGCATTCTTAAGTTCTGTTACATCAATAGAATCAACGCCAGTATTAAAATCTTCTTCATTGTATTCAAAGAGACTACAATTTAGTTTATAAACTGGTAAATTAGATAATTGATAGAACGGCTGTTCGTGCTCAACAAATGAGATCTCAAAGAACTTATTTGTCATTGGTAGAAATATAAGATCGCCTTCCATAGGTCTTATAGTTTCTACATCATTATTCCATACTCCAACTAAATTTGTCCATTGTTTACGAGCAATAATAAAAGTAGCTTCATCTCGTATTTCTAAACCAAACTTTTGGTATAGATCCCCAGACCCATCAAATCCTTCAGGATTTTCAATATAAGCTTCTATCATATAAGCATCGTCAAACTTAGAAGCTTTATCTTCTCCTAAGATTGTATCTCTATCAACTATAGTTCTTGGAATATAATAGACATCTTGTCCATATATTTTAAGAGATTCTATTATTAGATCTTCGTAGACTGATTGCTCTGAAGCTACTGACTGCGAGAAATATACACTTCTAGGCATTTATTACCCCGTATAGAAGTCAACTGGTTGTTCCCAGTTTAATCTGACTTCTTCATTTAGTTTTTCGATTTCTTCTTTAGCATCTTCTAAAATTTGTCGGCCATTAAATGTTACTCCACCCGGCATTACCATACCTTCAAACTTAGATAGGTTAACACCCCACTGCTGCTTAATTAATGCCGTCGCATATCTCTTTAAAAAATAATCATTATAGACATCGGTGTATGTGTTAGGATCGAGTATTCTGTAGCATTCAACAACAATATACTCGCCAACCAATATTTCTTTAGACCAGTCCATATCAATTCTTAATTGATTTTTATGTCTATCCCAACTAAGATGTTTATTATCAGAATCCATAATCATATCTAAAAGAGATAGCCATTGTTGAGACATTTCATATTCAACTAATGAACCCATATAACCAAGAGCATACATATCGTTTAAATGCATTTGATATTTAACATCAAACATATTATCCGAGCTATTTCTATCTCTTAATGGAAATATTCTAACAACATCAGTTACCAAATCAGGTATAGTTAAATAACCATTTGTAATATCATCAGCTGTTACTGGGTGCTTTAAAAATACTTTTTCTATAGAATCGGCATGATAATGCTGATAAAATTGTAAAGCTTCGTCAATTCTATCTTCTACTTGATCGTCATCAACATTAATCTCTACAACTGGCGCACCTAATGAACGTAGGCAATATTCTATTAATGTTGTTCTGCTATTAGGCTTTGCCATTTTAAGTTTCCTTTAATCTTAAGAAATAACGCCAAGCGCCATTTTATGTTCTACACCGGCCATAACTTCTCCAACTCTAACTAATGTAGCGTCATCGTCGTAAGCGCCTTCTGAATCAAAACAAACATTAACTGAGCGTGTGTGAGTTTTTGCTGGATCATACGAATCGTCAGTAAATGTTACTTCAACGTCAGTAACGTCTACAGTAGCTTCGATTGTTTCACCTTCGTTATCCGGATCTGGCATAGACGTGGTTCTTGTTCCAGTATACGCCTCCGCAATATTATATGTAATTGCCATTTTATTTCTCCTAATAAATTTAGCTTGAGGACAATTCCTCTATATCTATTTATACAACTTATTCTTCTATTATGACCATATAGCTGCAGCTATATCCTGTATTAGCTGATCGTAGCTAGATACATCTGTAGCCACTCCATCTGTAAATTTACCAAGACTTATATTCTTAGCAACTTCATCAGCTTCTCCAGTAACACTATCGGTATATACATCAACCATCTGAATCGATATTGATGGATGCGCCATATTGCCCGTATCATCGCTATCAGGCATGGGAGCCGGATAAACAGAAATTGATAATATTTGATTTGTTTTTGATATTGCCATGCTATTATTCTCCGATTTTTTCTAAAGCATTAATTCTTGCTTCTAATTTATTAATAATTGCTTGCTGCTCCTTTATAGCTTCTACTAAAACTGGAACAACTGCTTGATAATTTACTACTTTTACATCATTATCGTCAATGTCAATATGGTCAATTACTACTTCAGGTAATACTTCTTCCACCTCTTGAGCAATAAATCCTACCTGATCATTTGCTTTATTTTCAGCAATCCAATCAAACTTTACGCCTCTTAATTTGAGAGTTTTATCTAGTGATCCTTCTAAATCTCTTACATTTTCTTTTAATCTAGCATCAGAAGTTGTAGCGGTTGAATAAGCAGTAATGTTACCTTTAATATCTAAATTAGCAGTATTCATATCAAGCTTAAACACATCACCAACATTAGTAGAACTGGAATATATTTTTATAGAACCTTGTCCAGTGCCAGTACTATACCATATAGTAGATTGTGGACCAGATGAATGATTGAAGCTTAAGCCTCTTCTAGAAGCCTGAGAAGTAGTTGTACCGGCTCTATATACAGACTGCTCATAAGGATTAATCTTATATGTTGTACCGCCACCAAAGTAAATATAATCATTTATGTCTAATCTGCCATTTATATTAGCACCATAGTAGTCTAAGCGCAGTTTTTCTAGAAAAGAACCACCACTCCCGCCTCGCTTAACAGAGAATACCATGTCAGATCCATAGTCACTTATACCCCAAGTCCCTGTAGCAACTTGTTGAATCTGTCCTGCTAACACATTTCCACTGTCATCAGCCCCTCTAAACTCTACAGTTCCAATAGCTTGACCTGAGCTTATAGTAGTATCAGTATTCTTAATTGTTATTGTAGGATTTGAAGTGGTATTTATACCTATATTTCCCGTTAGCGTTCCACCTGACAAAGGCAGGTAACTATGGCCATGACTAGCAGCTGCGTAGTACGAACCCTGTTGACCATCTAACATATCAGCATCTAAGCCAGAACCTGCACCATCATTACCTGTGCTCCAAAGTTTTCTCCAACCTCCTGCCGAGTTATTATAAATCGATTGAGTATATAAATCGCCAGGACCTGTTCCTGTCATTCTTGCTGCAATGGTATTACTATAATAATTATATGGATTACCATGTCCCATACGAATAGAGTTATGCCAATCTCCGCTTGGTGCTAATCTTGTGTCTGTCTGTCCTGAAGCTTGTTGATATTCTAAAACACTGCCTGGTGAACTGGTTGTTGCAAATGCAGAACCCGAGACATAGTTAGACTGTGCGACAGAACCAGACGTTGTTTGATAACCTGCACCATTTGTTAATTGGTTATTATTCGTAATATA